GAATTGGTAGAACGTGCAATCTTGGCTAAAGCATTTGTTTCAGCATGAAGTACCTCCGGTTTAGTTTTATATTTTACCCAACCATGAACAGTTTCGGTATAACCAAGTTCTCTCATTTCCAAGTCAGTTTTATAACATTCTTCTTTGAGAGTGTATATCACCACTTCGCAAGTATTGTTCCAACCTGATGGCATACCATTATACCCGATACCAATGATGGTGTTGTCTTTTACCACTACGCAACCTACGTGAAGTCTAGTTGCTGATGATAATTCGGCATAAACCTCTGCCGCTTGCATGTGTGCTTTGATAAATTTAGTTTTCATAATATAGTAGTTAGAAGTAAGTGCTCACTTCACATATAGCATTTGGACGCTTTGCCGGCGACTATTCTAGAATCACTAACGGCACATGGATTGGCGACTTTGCATTCATTGCTATAAAGAATGGTAAGAATCTTTCGCCTAAGAATCCAGGGTATCTCCATGGTAGTGGTTCAGATGTTGTTTGTTGTATTGGGTATGCTGTCTTGGCGTATGTCCAAATGTATTCATAGATTTCAAACAACTCACTGACATATTTTTTGAATAGTTGCTTACGCATGATGTAGCAAGTCTCAAAACTGATTTTGTTACCATCAAACCAATTCAGTTTGTCACGATAGTCTGGCATCAAGTCAATAATTGCTTTCTCAAACAATTCCCAATATTCGGAAGGTTGTGACTGTAGATACTGTTCTTTGATTGAACATGGTAATTGAGTTTTAATATTGGTAATAACATCATGACTCTGAAGCATATGAAGTGCAGCATTCTTCATTCTATCTGATGACAAGTAATCAGCATTTATCTGATTTGCTGCCATACCAACTTTAGGCACTGCTTGTGTAATATCATCAAGTAATAGATAACGACGGTATGTTGTGCAACCGATGTAATCTGCTTTACCGTACTTCCACAACCAATATTCAGATGGTTGTTGACCCATTGCTTTTAAAAATTCAAGTTCGGACACACCACGATAGTAATGATGATACTCTTGAATTCGGTTTGGTTCACGTGAGGTATTGATCCACACACCATCTTTACTTGGTGGATAATATTCATAAGCACCAGTACCGCCAGCAAATGCCGCTCTCATCCAAGATGAATTATGATTGAATGGAAAGTCCTTATGAAAGTGACTCAACATTAATAAATCATTCACTGGTCTGCTCCTTCTTCTTTTTGAATTCAATCTTTGGTGCAATGATTGCAGAAATCATTGCACTACTAAAATCTTTCTTGCGTTCACGTTCCATATTGATCAACATGACCTTCAATGGTTTCGTCATTTTAAAATTTGAATTAGATTTCATTACCATGCCCAAGAAACATAAGAGTATCTGGTGCCTTCTGTTACCAGTTTAACCTCATGTGGATATAAAAAGTTTGAGGGGAATATCATTATTTCACCTGCTTTTAACTCAACAATCGTATCATTCCAAAATTTAAGTTCACCACCTTTGTAATCATTGTTTAGAGAACCAAGAATACTTAATGTTGGAATACCTTTGCGTTGTCCATCGAACATGGAATGAATATGATCACAATGAAGTTTCATCTGTGTGTCAGTACGATACCGATTGAAACGAACTTCAGAGTATCCATTCCAACTTACAAACCAACCTTTCATATCCAATTCTTGGACATACTTTTTCAAAGTATTCCATATCTCTTTCATGATTAAATCTTTTGTTTCAATTTGAGAGTATGCTACTGAAAGTTCATGTTCATATGAATGATATGTGTTGTCAGTTGAATTATAAAATTGATGTGTAGTGAATTCTTTCTCTTTTTCTTCCAGAGCATTGACTGTTTTGATACAATCTTCTTCAGAAAGCACTTGATAAACTTTAAGATATTTTTCTATGTTTCTATCCATTATATACCTTTCAATAAGTGGGGCGTAATGCCCCACCTTTTATGATGCTAGATTGTCAGTGTAAGTTGACGGATCTAAATGTCTTTGTTGCTCTTGTAAAAGTTCAGGTTCTTTTCTATAAAACCCTACACGATTTAAAAAGAACTCATTACCAATTTCAATCTTACGTGGTTTTTTATGTTCTGGAATGATGTTCTCAAGTCCAACACGTAGAATACCATCTTTGATTTCAGCACCTTTTACTTCAATAGTGTCTGCAATCGTAATTACTTTGGTGAAAGAACGAGTGCCGATACCACGATGTAAGTATGTCGAATCATCTTTATCTTTCTTCTCACCTTTGATTGTCAAGTTACCTTCTTGTACTTGAATATCAATTTCATCTTTTGCAAAACCTGCGACAGCAAGTTCTACAACATACTTATTATCATCTGCTTTGATGATATTATGTGGTGGGAAAGTTGATTGTTTGACTTCACTATCAAGAATTTTCTCAACATCACGAATAAAGTTTTCAAAGCCAAGTGTTTGATGGAACAAAGGTCCAAATGAAATACGTGTCATACATTTCTCCTATTAAGCAAGTTAAAATACGTGATCCCGAAGGCATCACGACTTACTTGGCAACCTCAAATGCTGTGCGATTGACAAGATAAGTTCTTTGAGGATTTGATTGAGTAAAGACCCGAACGAATTCATTGGCGCCTTCTCTAATCACATCATCGTAATCTCTAGTAAATACTTCTTCTTTAGTATACTTATTTACAAGTCTGACCAAATTGTTTTTCACTTTGTACATAATCATTCACCATATTAGTAATCGTTTTTCTTTTTACCTATGTTATACTTAGCAATCAATTCCCATTCATCTTTCTCTTTGAAAGCAATGATCTTGATCTGGTGAATTGGTGCCATATTATTCTCCACTGCATCATAGTTTAAAATCTTCAGCAAGCCCCATTCTTCTAGTAAATTGGCAATTGCGTTTCGTCTTTGTATATCATTTTCAGTAATTGTAGATATCTTACCATCTAAAGCAAACAGTTCTTTGAAATGTACAATATAATACTTGCCCTGCTTATGCAAAATATGGCAAGATTGAAAGAGCACCTTCTCTTTCCGTGAGGACACACCGATACGGGTTAATGTCTCACGAACCTTCAAGAAGTCATCCTGTTCTACTAGGGTGACCTCAACAAACTTAGATATATCAACCATGTCATTTTCCTAACCCACCTGTAAAGGTTTTTTCTTTTAGTTGTTGGATTTGTTCTTTGGTTAGAAGGCGCAAAGCATCAAGTGCTTTACTATCGGATAGTCCATAGACTAACTTGATACATTCTATATCATTATTTTTTTCCGACTTTTCCCGCTGCACAAACGATCTTTTCATAGACCTAACAGTATTTAGTAAAAAGTCATTCTGCATCTTTTTATCTAAATGGTGGCGTTGATTCATCTCGTTTGCAAACAAAACACAATCTTTGTGTAGAGACAATGCTCGGTTAGTTAAGAATGGTGCATAATCCTTCTCAGTAACTTCATCAATGATAAGTTGCTTTTTACCCTGAAGAATCTGATTCACATAGTCGAATGGTTTACTCACTTGAACTCACCATTAGCCATAATTTCAGTAAGACATGCCACTAGATTGATCTCTTGATCTGCAACAAAGGCCTGCTTATATTGATAGTCAGCAAGAACTATAACCACACCAGGAATACTAGAAGGTTTTAATACGTCATACAGACTATCATACAACTTACGAAACAAAGCGGTTGAATCGATCTCAGTTGTTGCCGCCCATTTACGAACGGATGTGAAGTCTTTATCTTTCATAAACTTCACAACTTGAGTGATAGATACTTCACCAATCTGAGAAAGAATACCTACATCAATTTTACCAAGTTGAGCATAACGTTGAAGTTCATTAATGACTCGGCGAAAATCCGGAAAGTGTTTCTTAACAAGTTCAGCAATCACCTTATCATCATACTCCACATTTTCAGATTCAAGTACGGATTGAATTCGTTTGAAAAATGCGCTTGCCATCTTTTGCTTTTCACCATTTTTCATACCAAAATCAATCACCGAACATCGTGAGTGTATTGGATCAATAATCTTTGCTTTATAATTACAAGTGAAGATGAATGAACAATTGACTGCATATTCTTCTATTGCATTACGGAGACATGCTTGTGCATTTGGAGAAAGATAATCTGCTTCATCAATAATAATAACCTTACGACCGCCAGAGAGTGATATTGATGATGCATAGTTCTTTACTTTAACTCGAATGATATCAACGCCATTCTCATCAGAACCATTGATTACCATGTAATCGCAACCTATCTCGTTGCACATTGCTTTCGCTATTGTTGTCTTGCCTACACCCGCCCCAC